CCCTTTCCGACACAACTTTACCTAATCAGTGATTAGATGAAGCTTAGTGCGCCGCTGTCGATTGCAATTGTGTTTACATAGTCGGCAGCATTACCCAGAGATGAAGAGCTGTTTGAAAGCTCAACATAGCCATAGCGTGTCATGAAGCTGACAGTTGGCTCAAATGTTGCTGGGTCAAGGATAACACCACTGCTCATCAATGGGATGTATGGGCAGTAGAATGCTGGTGCATCCATTTCGTTAGCACCCTTGTAACCTACTAGAACTGGAGCATCATCACCAGCATAGTGGTTTACATATACACGAACAGAGCTGTTCAATGTACCAACGAACTTGGTGTTTGTTGGGGCTTCGAAAGTACCTTCTGTTGTTCTTGCGAACGCAGAAGTTGTGGCACTCTGAAGAATTGTCAACGCTGTTGGGCTAACAACGATGTAGTTACCAGCACCACGACGTGTGCGAGCAGCGATATCGTTAGCGGCACGGTTGATCAATACTGCCAAGGCAGCGTGTTGGTCACCAACGAATGAAGCCTGACCGCTTACGGCAGACTGATCGTATGTACCATATGCGCTACCAGCAAGTGCTGTCAAGCTAGCAATGATTTCTTGGTCGATTTCAGCAGTGATTTCTTGTGCTAGAGCGGCCATGATTTCTGCTTCAACATCAACACCGTGGATGGCGTTGGCGTCTTGAGCAGCTTCAAATGTCCAACGAGCAGACAACTTACGGCTCTTGGCTTCTACAGTCTCTTTCAAGATCTGAATGTTCATCTTCTTACCGGCAGCACCTTCAAGTGCGCTTGTGGCAGCGCCAACACCAGCGGCAGCACCAGAGTACTGTTGAGCAATCTTGAATGGGCTTAGTGCTTCATCGTTTGCGCTTACTGCACCACCGATAACATCACTAGCGGCACTACCAGTGCGCTCAGTTGCGGCTTCTGCATAACGAACACGCAGAGTGTGAATCTGGCTTACTGGACCTTGCATTGGCTGAACACCAACTAGCTCGTTAGCAATAGTTGTTGGCATTACACGACGGATAACAGGAAGAATTACCTTGTTTAGAACAGCAACGTTACCAGCGGCTGTAGCGCCAGATGTAGCTGTTTCTGTTAGATACTTCTTGGTGTTTTCCAAACATACTTCCATAGTAGTCTTTCTCTGACCACTTAGACCTTCTACTAGGGCTTCCTTAGTAGCAGACCAATTTTTAGCTTCGAATAGAGCTTGTGACATTTTATGTCTCCTAAATTAAATCTTAATACCAGCGAGTTTACGGAGCTGTTGAATTGTATCGTCAGCTTCGGCTGGGGCAGCAACTGGCTCATTCTGAGTCTTGTTGCCTGTAATCACAGTCTTCTGCGATTGTTGTCCTTCAACAAGTGGTTTCTTCTCTCGACGAACTTCCTCATTTAGGACTGATGGCAAGAACTTTTGGAATTGATCTTTTAGCTTAGATGTATCTGTGCTTTCCAGTAACTCTTCCATAATGGCTCGCTTGTCTTTGGACAATGGAGCACATAAATCTTGCATTACGCGAACTCGCTGTGCTTGATCTTCCGCAATGCGCTGACGACGAAGCGACTCGCTGATAACTTCTTCTTTCTGGTTGATAATATTTTGAGCCTCTGTTAGTTCTGATTGAATTTCTTCAATTTTACGGTTCAATTGACTGACAGCAGTACCGTCAGCAAATTTACTTGCCATAAATTCGGCAGCAAATGCTTCCATGATCTTACGACCAAAGTTGTTTTCTTTTGCTTCACGAATATCTGTCTTAAGCTGAGTCATTTCTTTCTTGAAAGACTCTGTTACTAAGGCGTTGACCTTTTCGCTGGCTTTCTTAACAAAATTTGACTTGGCTTCATTGATTGCATTGCGACCTTCGGCAACTAGTTTTACACGAGCTTCTACTAATCTCTTGTGATCTTCATGTAATTCAGCTAATTCACCTGTTAACTTGCGTAGCGCAAATTCTTCTAGTCTAGCAATTCCTTCTTTTTGTCCTGCACGATCATTGCGAAGTTCTTGAATTTCCTTTGACAAGGTTTCAATTACCAGCTTCTGTAACAAAGCTGTATCTTCTTTGATCTTGGCAGCATACTTTGTACGCTGTGCCATTGCATCTTCGCGCAATGTTTTTAAGTCGGCAGCACCAGCATTGATAGTGTCTTGCATTAACTTGTCCATTGCTTCAATTAGCTGACTCTTATCGTGTTCATAGCGTGACGCAAATTCTTCACGAAGTTCAGCTGTAACTTCTTCACGGCTTTCGGCTAAGTGTTTTTCCCAAGCGGCATTGATGTTATCGCGCACCTCTTCGGACAAAACTACTGAACCGAGCATTTCTGTAAATTGACTCATTATAGTAATCTCCTCAGACTTTTCTTAAACTTGAAATGAATTTTGATACTTCATTTTCAAGGTGTTTTTGTGCGGACCGATCGTGGTTCACCGCGTAGGCCACATCCATTAGAGCGGCACGACGACGACTGCCCATTACTCTTTCGTAAATTGCTGTAGGGTAGGCTTCTGGAGCACTTGGTTGTGCTACAACATCAACAGTTACAATTTCAAAATCAGAAACATTACCAGATTCCTGGACATTTCCTGATCCTCTACTGCTGACACCTAACTTAACACCACTTTCAAGTAATGTTTTGATAATGTTACCCATTGGAGTTGGAATAAGCTTTAGCTTACCATAACCGTTGGGACCATCCATCCACATCTCTGTAACCATATGACTTACTCGGTCAATGTTTACTTGTAGATCGTCTGGATGATCTGCTTCTCCTAGCACAGAGAAGCCACTATCTAGTCGTTTTCGAATGCTCTCTACAGCATTGGCAATTTCATTCACAGGGTAAACACGCTGATTGTGATTGCGTACACCCCCTTGAATAAAAATACCCTTCATGTAGAGATCCTTACCGCCACTGGTAGATTCTTTGGTTTCAACAACCATGCCTGCCTGATCAAATGTTAAATTTTCTCTTAGTGGCTGTAGGTTCATTTTGGATTAACCCTTTACTGATACTTTCTTAAGATCTGGCTTTGTTGTACCGCCAAGATCTTGAG